TTATTCTCCATCTGGTTAGGTATTCTTTATTATGTTAAATGTTGGATCGATAGCAAATTTAAGGATTAATTAAATGGCAAACGACGACAATACAAATAACACAGACAATAGAGATATTTTAGAAGAACAGAGTAAATCTCTTGAGGAACTAGTTGCCGAAATGAGACAACAATCTCGAAATGTAGAAGAGAGTGTTGATGCTAATGTCGACGTCGAAAAATCGATTAAAGCCTTGGAAGGAAGTCTAGGTATTGATTCAAATGAAAATTCCGCCGCACTCAGGGAAAGTTTTGCTAACGTTAACGCTGTAATGCAAGAACAAGTAGCATTACAAGAGCAAGGATTACCATTTGACCAAGAACTTTTAAACTCAGCCCAAGATCAATTAGAAACTATAAAGGCTGGTGTAAAGTCTGAAGAAGATAGACGAGAAGCCATAAAGAAACAAGATGAAGCTAATTCATTACTTGGTAAAATGGCTAAAGGTATTGAAGGCTTTGGTGGTAAGGTAAAAGAATCTGGTGGCTTCTTAGCTGGTATTGCTGGTTTGGCTACTCTTTTACTTAATCCTCAAGCCTTTGCGGCAGGCCTGACTAAAATTCTAAACTTTGTTGGAGACATGGTAGATGTAGTTGAAAATGTCTTTGCTGGAGAGTTTGGTAAAGCTGGAGAAATACTAAAAGAAAATGGCGGAGCTATAGCTGGTATTCTTGGTGGCTTATTAATAATGAATCTTGGTAAAGTTATTAAAGGCGTTAATCTATTAATTAAAGGATTTAAAATCTTCCGTCTATTCATGTTAGGTACAATGGTTCCAATGTTAGCAGGAGCATTTACTGCCATGATGACTGCTATGACTCCTATCTTTGCAGCCATGGCTCCAGTACTTTTACCTATTTTAGCCATTGCAGCAATCTTTGGAGTAATTGGATTAGCTCTTGCACAGATTAGAGATGCTATGGGATTCACATCAATCTTTGACGTTATGTCATTAGGCATAGCTCATTTACAAGATGCCTTCGGTCATGTTGTAAATATGATAACCGGTATTGTAAATTTTGTAATGGGCTTGGTTGAGAAGTTTGCTGGATTCCTAGGGTTTGAGATTGATATACCAGAAATACCTAAGATGTCTACTGATAATGCTGCTACGGAAAAGGTAAGACTACAAGAAAAAGCTAAACAAGCAGAAATAGAAAAACAACAGCAGGCTGAACAAGCTCCTGTAGATCCTTTAGCTGATCTTGGTGGCGTACCTGATATGAATACTATAGCAGTACCTACAATCACTGCTGAAGCTCCACCTATCCAAATAGAAGAGCCTAGAGTAGTTGCAGAGCCACCTAGAAGACGTCAACGTGGTTTACAACAGAAGCAACCAGAAGAAATGCAAACTGTACAGAAATTAGAAACAATAGTGCAACCAATGCCAATAACTACTGGCGTGGAAATATCTGAAACTTCAGCTGAAAACCTATTGGCTAATCTGCCAGCAACTACAGAGAACAATGTAGTTAATCAGGTACAAACTTCTAATACACAGAATAGCGGTAATAGTTCTACTACTATTATTCAAGGCCATCGACCATCTCGTACTGGTGACTTCCTAGCATCTGGCTACGGCTCATTCGCACGCTAAAAAAGGAGCCCCGAAGGACTCCTAACGTATACACTTTATCAGATGTGCTCCAGACCTAACTGGGATACGATACTACTTTATTATTATGATTCTTGAGCCAATTTAGCAAAGTAAGATAGTGTATCATCTTCATCGCTACTTGAACTACTCGCAACATCATCTGCAGCAGCTGCTGATTGAATACTTGGAGCTTCCATAGTATTAGTCATGGCTGGTTCTGGTGCACTCATTGGAGCATGACCAGCATCAACACCTAAAACTTTATTCAATTTAGCTTTCAATTCATCATATGATTTATAGTTATTAGGATCAGTAAAGTCTGATAGGGAATTTAACTTATTGTAGATACCCTCTAATCGTTCTTCATCGCCTTCGTATAAAGCACTAGGTGATGCGAACTCTGACTTATCATAATTTACCCAACCTTCAACTTTTCGGATCTTAATCTTAAAGTCGGCGCCTTCCCAGAAGTCATAAGGATTGATAGGAGTCTCATCTTCAAAATCTGGTTGCATAACATCCATAACTTTGTCAAAGATTTTCTTACCAAACTTATAAAGGAATACCTTACCTTCATTAGACGGGTTAGCAGGATCTGACACTACTAAGACGTTTGATACATAGTGTAGACGTCTCTTTCTTTCTCTAGCGATTGCTTTATCTTCATCACGACCACTATTCCAAAGTACAGCATTGGCTTCTGATACAGGATCTTGTTGACCTACAGAAGTTAAACTGTTCTCAATATACCAAAGACCGGTAGGACCTTTAAATCCATGATCCCAATAACGTACCCAAGGTAGATCTTCACCTTCCTGAGCAGGTAGGAATCGGACTACAGCGTAGCCATTACCAGCTTTATCACGTGTGGGTTTCCAAAAGCGATTATCGTCGTAACCTTTTGTGCTTTCAGTTTTAGAAGATACAGCTTCCGCTGCCTTTACGAGTTTGTCGATTGACGAGCCTCGTGAGCTCTTAAGGTTTGCAAATGACATGTTGTTTCTCCGTATTAAACATTGTATTGGCTGAATTATCCACTTTATGCATTATATGATAGTCTATTATAACATATTTTCATATGCTTGTAAAGGCCTTTGTCAAAATAGTTTTACACTTATTGACATCGTACTTTACGAAGGGTCCATACTTATCGATCTTCCGTTGAATATCAGGCCATATAATGGTATCCGATATCTTCTTTGATTCACGAGGTATATACCCTAGTATGGAATTAAGAATGACCACAGTCTCTAATGATATATCTTCTTGCATCCAAATTTGTACAACCGGAGGATGTTGTCCATCGACTGATTCAAACAACTCGTCGAATGTGCAGTCCTCTTCGGTTAGTCTATTTATATCAACACTGAACACACGATGAATACTTTCTCTTATTCGTTTGTGGTTCTTATAGTTGTCTTCTCCTACTTCGTTGATCATGTCGCCAACGTATGAGATACCGTGTTTAAAATTGGCAATATAGTATCCCATTAAATCTTTTTCGTATTGCCTGGCTATCTTTGCAAAGAAGTACTTATCCTTTCGTTTAAGAAAAGACGTTGCCTTCACATTAGTCTTAAAGTTATATTTGATAGCATCGTACGAGTTGCTCTCAAAGTGGAGTTTGAGAGCGTTGTACAATTTAAAAGATTCAAAAGGGTCGATCATTTCATAACGCTTTCGTATAGAGCTTCCACATCTTCTACCTCACCGATAACTTCATTGAGGTTCTGCTTATAGTGGATAGAGGCTAGCTTTCGTAGGTACTTCTTGTCTACTTCGACTTCCTCTGCGCATGAGGCGACAGCTTCTTTAATAAAATCTTTTTGTGCTTTAATCATAGTCATTGCATTTGCGATCTCTTCAACGCAACCCTTGATTCTTTGTTTGTCTGCATCTGACGATGGCAGTATCACATTACTCATAATCTTTCCTATATTGGTAGTTTATTTCCGGTTTTGGTTTTAATTAATCTTAGTTCAGACGCTTCATTTTCTATTTTAGCTTTCAGTGAATCACTAAGTAATCGTTTTAAATTGGTATAGTCCATACCACGTTTTTCTATGACCATCACTGCAGCATCGATATAAGACACATTCTTATGCTGAGCTACTACATTTTCAACAGCCATAGAGAATCTTTTCTTGGTCATGATTTTATGTTTGGTTATTTCTTCATCATCTATCATACAACTCTCAATAATACACAATCGGCATTAAGTCTACCGTTACATTCCTTGACCTTTGTGGTAATGGATTTCCATACCTCGGATTCAATCTGTTTCGGCGTTTTGGTTAATATTAAAGGAATAACATCATCTGGTTTCCTAAGCTTGGTACACTTAGATAGATTAGGTGCAAAGTTCTTAATACTTGTTCCGTTAATCTCAAATCCGGCTGTAGCCGCAGTTACATACTGATAGAGAGTTCGCGATTTTGTATTAAAGACGTAGAGTGTTTCCTTTCCAGGTATCGTAACTGGATTAATAGAAGTAATTTTAAACTCATTGTCTTCTGCTTTGTACTTAAGTTTCTTAACTTGAGCATCTGTTGACTTACGTTTGGTTGTCTTAGTGGTAACCGTACGTGTAGCTTTAAATGACTGACGTAACTTTTCAAGATCATCAAATATAATTTCTATCTGTTTAATCATTTTACGTTTATTGCCAGTAGTAATATGTGAATAAGCTTCTACAGCCTGCTCACAGTTTTTATCAAGTGCATCTTTAATTAGCTGATATTCGGTATCAATCAATTCTTTAAAGCCATTGATTGCATTACCCTTTAATCCGTGTCTCTTAAATGTATTAAATACATCAAACGTTTCTTTAAAGTTATTGTCTACCCAGCCTTCAATAATACTATCTTCGAACTCAGGGTAAACTGTATCCATCATCTTCATTCGCGTACGTTCTGCAATTGAGATAACTGGCGCAGCAGTTGCTTGCTCTTCTTGCTTTTCTTCTTTAACAGTTCTACCATACTTAACAGCAACATCAAGCTTTTCTTTCGTTTGATCATGTATAGCCTGCTCATGATCCCACCCCCTAAAATGCAACCGAGCAACACCACCGATGCCCATAACGATTCGCCAATCTTCACATGCCTTCAGCGATTTGATGTCGTCTTTATTATAGGAGTGTACTTCTTCGGCATACTGAATAACATAAGGAACATAGTCTTTGAGCTTATAGAAGTAGTTGTACCATTGTGCAGCTTTACCCCATTGTAGCTGGCGTTCTGCTGGATCAGTTGGTGTTTTACCTTGTTCCCAAAATGGCTCAACGCCCATATACTTATCGTCAATGGTATAACGATTCTTCCGCATCTTAGTTCTTACTTTATTCTCTGCAGCCATTATTTATCTCCATTATTTAATATGTGTCTATTATAACACATGTCTCGCAAAATGTACAGGGTTAATTTGAAAATACTGGAGTCTCCTTAATACCTTCAACCCAGTTTTCAGCAGCATCTTCTACATATGCTTCTGATTTGCCATCGTACCACTCAATACCTAAACTATTATCTTCCACAAAAAACTTAACACCATAACGATCTTCTGATACACATTTAATCACATCAGCTCTTTTGTTTTCGCCATAATACCTTGATAGTTCCATATAATTTGACATAATCTTACTCCCAGTTTATTGTTATTCGTGTGTCGCCTTTGCCATTCCAATTATATGTACAACCCATCTCTTCAATAATTGGTAATATAACCTTTAAATTAGCAACACCTTTTTTATCGCCGTTAAAACAAAAGCAGCTATCCTTCTGCTCCTCACGGTCTAATGGGTCGATCTCACAGTCTTGCTCATGATTAAACAAGACTTTAGTGAGGTCAACTTCCTGATACTCTATTTCATTACCTTCTTTATCTTCGCGGATGAGATATCCGTCCTTGTCATACTTAGCATCAAAGTAATCAGGGACATCCATCCAGGCGCAGGATGAACAGCACGTAAGACTCCAGCCACAGTACCATCCATCCTGTCTTAGACGATCAAATAACTTTTCTAGCTTATTTGGTTTCATTTTCTACTTTATTACCGTAGTAATCATGTGTTCCTTTCTCATAATTTTTACGGCGCCATCTACGTTCTTCATCAGCAGCTACAGCAATTGTTAGCATGCAATAGCTAAATGCTATGATACCGAGACCGATGAATACTGTAGGCCATCCATATAAATTTGCTATCCCTACTGCTAAGTAAGTGAATGAGCCGCCAACGCATAGCCCGTCAATAAATGTTTTAGTTGTTTCTTTCATATTATGCTCCAAATAAGCTGTTAATAAAGTTGTAGCCGTATACGGCAATGAACCCCAGTATTACTCCTTGGAAAAAAGGTGTTGCATATTCTATAAGTTGTTTCATTATTATTTACCTATGTGTTTTACGTTATCACGAGAGATAACTTGATACGCACCCTTGTTATATGCGGGTGCTACTGTAAAGTTTTTTGAGGCCTCTGCTCTCCATGACTGGTCGTCGCTAGCTGTCTTCTGAGGCGGTTGAAGAGAAGCCGAAGGGTAATCCTTTATCAGTCTTGGAGGTTGGTGTGTTGGCACGTAGGCTTCTGTAGATTTAGAAACCATTGCCTTAGGTTTGCGAAACGCTTTGGACTTACGCTTTCTGCCGTGCGGATCGTATCGAAGTGAGCCAATATAATTAGTAGCCATTATATTAATCCCAGTCGTTCTTCATAGAATTATATGTGTCAATATAAGAAGTACCTGCTAGATAGCTTTTAGTTTCACTATCACTGTAGTACATGTTCTTCGGACTATTACATTCTAAGGAGCTTGGTGCTTGATGACCAGCTTTATAAACTTGTTTGGTTAACCTACTTTGTTCTTTCTTGAACTTCTTAGCTTCTACTCGTGCAGCCGAGCGTCTTGCTTTTTTCTCTTTAAAATACTTTGATTTTTCTGCTTTCAATTCAGCCATTACTTGCTCATATGCTGTTGACATAATATACTTCTCCATTAAATTTATATAGTCATTGTATCACAGTTTAATGTGTTTGTACAGTGTTTATTTCAATTAATTGCAAATAAATTGTTAACCATTAAAACTAAACCAACGCTATTTAATAATATAAGTGCTCTATCTTTCCATATAACCGATACAGCTAACCATAAAAATACGCCTATGATTGATAGCACAAGGTCGTGTACATAGTAACCATCGACTCCCCGTATGGACATTGCAACTAAAAGTAAGATACATGCTGCCCATTTTAAATACCAATCTAGTGTATACTTTGGATTTCTACTCAAGATACATCCTTCTCATATATGTCGATAATATCCGCATCAATACCATCTTCAATTAATTTTTCTTTTAAGAACCAAGGGTCAGGGACATTCCATTCTATACGACGTTCTCCTTGTTTGTTATACCAACTCACGCACCAGACCATTTTTATTGTTTCCTTAATCCTTGTTTTTCTTTTGATAGAGACCTAAACCAACTAGTTCAAACATGCCTATAACAAGTATTAGTGAACCAACTGATAAAAATAAACCATATAACATTTAATCTTCGCCTTCTTCGTTTTGATTTGCTGCAGCTACTCCGGCTGCACCTTGTATGAATAAAATAGTAACAATTGTTAAGAGGTTACCGATAAACATTCCACTTGCTATTGTCATAACATCCATAGCCTTCTCCTTAGCCGTTTAGTTGCTCCCAGTCTTTTGATGTACATCCTGAAATAATGAATTCACGCTCATCAGCTGAAAGCTGTGGCATGGCATCTTGAATAAGTGTACCATCAATCCATGCTATGTACTGCTCATTGGTAGCATTGATTGCCATTGTTTTATCCTTACCTGTTACAGGTGAAGTTCTTTGTACAATAATCATAATCTAATTCCTTGCTTTTTTACCAAATAACCTGCAATAATAAACCCTATGGTCGACATTAATAACGTCTGTGGTATAGACATCGACCCTGTTTCCAGCCCTCCAACGGATCCCATAACTAGGAATCCGCTTAATAGACCAAGAATAAAGTTCATGTTACGCTGCCTCCATGATTGATAATGGTACGTTGAATAATACTGAATCAATATCAACAACGGCTTTAGTACGTTTAACTCTTGACACGATACCAGTCATTCGACCTTTTCTACTGTTAATTACTACATGATCACCAGGAGCGAAAGTAGCACGTTTTGCAGCAGATGTAATAGCACGTAGCTGCTTCTGCTTAATTTTAATTAAGTCAATTGCTGCATTTAACTCTTCAGTTGAAGAGATGTTGTTAATTGCGTTTAATAAAGATTTTTTCATAATATAATTTCCTTCACTTGTTTTATTAATTTATGGTACCATTCTATACCATTTTCGACAATTTGTACAGGCTTATTTGCAATAACAGGAGACTATATTAAGGTTATTAGTCAGGCCAACACTCAGCGTATAACTTGGCCTCGAGGCGGTGAGCTTCTCGCTCCCAAGGTTGATTCTCGTATTTGTATCCACCTGCGTTTCTACCTTTCCATGTAGTAGCGTATCCGTTTAGTTCTTTACGGAAGTATTGTTTGG